GTTCATGGGTTTTGTGGTGTGCTTCTCGCAATTTTCGCTGGCATGGTATCCCCATTTGCCGCATAAGTAGCAAAAGTATGGAGGTGCTGAGTCAGAAGGCACCCCGCATTTGGAGCAGATGCCATCATGCGTGAGTCTCATAAAATGGCAAGTGGAGACTAGAGGCGGGAAGTAGGGTGGTTCCATCATCGTTTCAGATTCAAGTATGCTGGTCCCGTGTGGTGAAGCCAAGCGTGGACCATTTCCGGCAGTTGAGCCACTGATTCAGGGATGAACCTAGCAATGTTCGGGCATGTGTCGAGGATTTTCAGGTCTTTCGAGGCGTCGTGGGAGTAGCCGTCGTGAGCGTAGTCAGTGCCGCGTCCACCGCCGAGCAGTTTCACGGGAATCCGTTCGTGCTCCAAATAGTTGTCAATCCACTCGTAGGGACGCTTGAGCAGGAATGGGGCAATGCTGTAACAGACGGGGATGAGTCCCTCTAGGGCCATGCCTACGCCGATGCCGAGCATGAGTTGTTCTGATGCCCCGCAGTTAATGAAGCGGTCAGGGAACTCGGCGGCGATGTTGTCCCACATTTTGTAGCCGAGGTCGGCAGTGATGAGCCTGATCTGCGGGTGATTCCGCATTTGGGCTAGTAGCAGCGGGTGGAAGTCTCGTCTCATGGCATGTTTTGTTGGACCCAATCCCAATCGGCGTCGGTCATGGTGTAGTAGTGGGCGTCTAGGCCGGTTAGGAACGGGATTTTAAGGTCGCGAATGTCGAAAAAGTATGGGGTGGCGCGGTCCACGGCAATGTCTGGCAGCCAACGCACCGCGCCGAGCGCAGAATAGCCGTTGTAGTTCAAGTAAACCTTGAGGTTAGGGACTTTGTTCCGTGAAATGAACAGCAGAGCTTCGTAAACCGAGCCTTCCGCGCATTCCCCGTCGCTGATGACGCAGTAAACGGTCTTTTCGGGGCTTGCGAGTGCCATGCCTACGGCGACGGTGATTCCCTGGCCGAGGCTTCCGGTGGATAGCCAGATGCCACTACGTTCCGAACGCTTTGGGTGGACCCCGCAGAAGTCAATTAGCTCTTGAGCGCATTGTCCGTCATATTTCTCCAGCACGCAGTAAAGCGCGAGTCCAGCGTGACCGCAGGAGAGCACCACGGGATCGTTAGGCTTCCGTTCCGCGTAAATCTCGTCGAGGATTCCCACGCACGAAAGCGCACTACCGATGTGGGATAGCTTGTTTTTGTAGGCGAGTTCGAGGATTCGCTTTCTAAGTTTGTTCATTTTGTCTCCTTGTAGTATTCGTAAGTGTCAGCGATAGCGGAGGTGCTGGAGTATTGAAGATTCAGAGCGAAGGTGGAGCGGAATCTGTTTATCATCCGCCCGAGATTCGGGACGTAGTAATCGCAGTTGGCGTTGCTCTGGAACTTCTGATCCGAGGTGAACACATTGGGCGAGATTGCCCGTGCCGCTTCCTCCATCGTAATCGCGTCGTCTGACCCAGCATCGTAGGGTAGATAGTCCCCAGCGACAAGGACGTGGAGCATCTGCACGATCATGTCCGTGATGTGGCAGAACGAGCGGGTGATTCCCGGCGCGACGTGGAGGGGTTCCCCCGCGAGGGCTTGGCGAATGAAGGTGGAGATGGCGAACGTGCGGTCGATGCCCATTCCTGGTCCTACCGTGGCGTAAGGTCGGATGATCTTGACCTTTCCTAGTAGCGAGATTTCAGCTTCATTCTTGGCAATGGCGTAGGGTGTCCTGCAATGCGGGGCGGCACCACTACTAATTTGGAGCATCATCCCGAAACCATATTCCATCGCGTCGAATAGATTCACCGGACCTTTCGCCATTACATTGTGGTTGCCAAGATAGTCCGACTTCCCAGCCGCATTGATGACGTAATCGGCATTCCTCTGGAACTCAGTGAACGTGGACGGGTCAAGAATGTTCCAACCGTTGCTCCGCGCCCCCCATTCTACCTCGATTCCCGCCTCCTCCAGCACGTTCACCAGCCATGAGCCGTAGAAGCCCGTGCCTCCAGCGACGAACACGCGCTTGCCTTCCATGCGTGACAGGACGGTTTCGCACCGGGAGATGATATTCTGGACGTAGGATTGTTTCATTGGATTTGTTCTTCGGTGATAACGTCGTTCGCAAGTTTCCGCGTGACAATCTCCAGTCTCCTTTTAAGCGGTAAACCGGGAAGGTGCAAGAGAAAGTCGCCCTTGAACCATTGCCCCTCAGACTGTGGGCGGTTTTCGCCATACTCCCGGTAGAGGTAGGAGTTGATGCTGGGGTGGGGAAGGAGCTTGGAGCGTTTCCAGTCGCGGATCATGCTTGTGATGGCGGCTTGTTCGTGTGGGCACCCGAGCTTTTCCGTCGCCATTACGGCGTCGATGTATTCGTAGGCGGTTGGACGGTTGCACCAGATGGAGATTCCCGAGTTCAATCCGTAGCGGTCGAGCACAAAGTAGGCGTCATTCTCAGGATCGGTGAAGTCCTGGATCTTGTGATTGAAGTTGGTGATGAGAATGTCAATGTCGCAGCAGAGCACCATGTCGGTGTCAGGCAAGGCATCGCGCATTTGCTCGATCTTCTGGAACCCGTAGTTCCTGGTATCGTCGGAAATCTGCGTTCTCAGACCGTAGCCGTGGCGGTCACAGTAGGCTTGCAGGTTGGGGAGCACCAAGTCGGCAAGCGGCTGGTAGTTCTCGAAGTAGGAGGTGGTTAGGATTGGCATATTTTCTGGTTTGCGCGAGGTTTTTCCGCATTATTCCGAATTCTGGTCGGTATATTCCTTGTTAGCCTTAATATGCCCATTTCGCATCTCCAAGGATTTCATCCGAATCCGCCCACCATTCATCCCATTGGGCGTTGGTCGCAACATCCCAATCGGGTATGGTGGCGGCAGCATCTGGACCGGTGAGCGAAACAGGGAGCCACTTGATTCTATTGTTCGGATAGATTGCGATTTGCCCGTTTTCGAGGCGAAGCACATTGCCCTCCTTGTGTTCTTCAAGCAGTTCCGAGTCGCCAACGTCAAGAATGCCTTGTGCTTGACCTTCGGGCAGAAAGTCCAACGTGAACCAGTAGTGTCCGCTGATCGGCTTCATGCCTTTCCCGAGGTTGACCAGCACTGGCACATCGTTGAGCTGATCCTTGCGCCATGCCTCGATTGATCCTGACAGGCACTCCCACATCTGTATTTTGTGCAGAGGCAGGGCTTTTTGGTCATCCTCCGGCTGATACCAATAGATGCAATGGGGCGGCACCTTGTCGAAGCAGGCGGCGTATTTCTTCACCCACACCTGAAAACACAAGGGACGGTTACGCATCGCTCGCACTGATATGAGCCATGCTGGTTCAAATTCATAGGCGGAACCTCCGAACGCATCGCAGCGGACAAAGATTTTTGTCTTGGGGCAGTTTACATTTCTCATAATTCGGAAGATGACTAAACAAGACTCTGCTCCTAATGAGTCGGGCGGTGGAGTCTTGGGTGTTGTCATGGCTTTATTTCGCCCTCCTCATGGGAGAGCTTGTCGTTCGTCGAGCAAAAAAGCCCGTCATTATTGAACTCTTCGCACTTCATACCGGCATCTTCAAACCGGAACCTGAACTGCGCCCGATGCTGGACTTCCGTTCCGTATTGCGTGTGGTGGAACTCGATTAGGAGTTTCTTCACCTTCTTGGCAATGGCTTCAATGGCTTCCTCGGTCAATGCCCAAATCTCGGAGCCTTCAATGTCCATCTTGATGAAGTCCACGGTATCGTAAACCGCGAGAATATCAGGAATGGAGAAGGACGGGACTGTGGTTTTCTGTCCCGTGCGAGGCACCATTGAGTTCATTGTCGTGTTGTGCGGCTCAAAGAAGAAGTCGATTTCTCCGGTGTGAGGGCCGACTGCGGCATTGATAATCTCAATATTCGGGAAGTTCCATGTGAGTTGGCGATTCAAAGCGTAGTGCGAAGGCGTTGGCTCGTAGCCGACAATCTTTTCCGCCCAAGGCGAGACGTGGATAGCGAACAGCCCGATATTTGAGCCGAAGTCGAGAATTGCCTTGTCGTCCTTGGAAAGGAACCGCTGGTAGTAGTCCAGATCGTTGAACTGGTGGAGGATTTCCCGCGTGCAGTTGTTGGGGGCTGCGAAGTGGGATTGAATCTCCGGCGTGGTAAGCTGGAGTTCGTGGGTGGTCCCGTCGATTAGTTTCAGGTTCATTCTGGTGTCGTTTCAGGATTGATGACTTCCGGCAATGCTGGATACTCCATCTCGATCAGCAGTTGGAGGTAGTGAATCGCCTTTTCCAAGTCCCGCTTTCCGTCCTTTTTGTCGTGACGGGTGACATACTTAATCACATTCCCCTCGCAGAAGCCTAAGCCGTTGCGGTGGATGTATTCGGTGGGCTGGATGGCGAACGACTTGTAGTGGTCGCCGCTAACTTGGAAGGTGAATGGTTTGGTTTCTGGCGGGTTCATGGCGGGAATCTACGCTCTCGCCACATTTCGTCAAGTTATTCTCACAATGTTGGCTTCGTAGGACCAGCTTGCGCTTGTGCCTCCGCTGCTGCTTGAGCCTGCATCATCCCCTCCTCCTGTTGTTTGGCCGCAACCATTGCTTCAAGGACAGACCGAGCGTTCGGGATTTGCAGGGCGCGGAGTTGCGCGTCCATGAATGGAAGGCTTGCCGCCATCATCGCGCTGGATTGCTGGCCCCATGCCATCGTTTGAGGAAGTGCAACTTGCATCGCCTGCACAACTTGCTCATTTTTTCCTCCAATTAGCGTGAGCGCAAAGTGATAACGTATCCGCCGGATGTCCGTTTTCTTAATCACGTCCAGCATTCGCGTGTCACCTTCACCGTAGGAAAACTCCTCCTCGTCGTCCATGTTCGTGAACAGAATGCCAGCCCAGCGTTGGACAGCACGCTCAATGTCTCCGTCTAGGTGCGAGGTGACAAGTCCGAACATCTCGTCGCCCTTGGCACTAGCGTCTCGGATTCCAGTCGCCAGTTGGCTAGAATCAAGCCCTGCGGCCTGCATGTCGTTCGTCCCGAGGATTGCCGCCTCATTCGACGCCATCTGCATGTTGAGCGACATGAACTCAAGGAACTCGCGCATTTTGACCTCGGGGACCGTGACGTAGGTGAGCGTTTCTTCGGCTTTCTTTCCTGGCTTTAAGTGGAATACCTGTCCGGTGTTGAACGGGAGGTGCATTCCACTTCCGGCATACTGGTCGCCCTCATAGACGTTATCTTGGTTGAAGAACGGCGTGCAGCCCGAGGATGACGACGAGAACGATGCGCGATTGAGCCAAAGGTCGATGGACTGCTGGAGGTGTTCCATTTGCTCTAGCATTCCGATACCGAACCAGCGGTTGTGGACGCGGTTGACGGTGAGCACGTTGAATGGACGTTCCCCGTCAGCAGTGACGTTCTGGAGGTAGTTGCAGTAGATGAGTTTCCGTCGCACGCGGTCGATGGCGAGGAATATCTGTTCTGGGGTGCCGTCACCGTCAGCGTCGTATTCCATGTAGCACTCAGCCACTTCTGAGCGGGACGGGCCAAAGTCAGCGTGGTTAATCATGGCAGCAGACTCGGAAAGCTCTGGCCGCGCCAGATCACCAGCCGTCTTGGCATTTGTGCCGTCTGAGTCCATATCTGAGAGAAGCTGGATGAACCGCGTGGTTGTGGCAATCCGTTCCGCAGGCGTCTTGGCATCGTTGAGGATTTCCTGCCCGAATGTATTCACAACGTCAAACGGGGAGATGGAGAGCAAATGAGCAATGAACGGGGCATCGTGAACGTCCTTCTCGTTCGGCATACAGATGAAATCGCGGGTGGGGACAATTTCGGTAGTGGGTCCATTGTAGGTTGTGTGCTTGCGGAGGAGGTTCTCCCGCCATTCAAACATGGAATTGGGAGGGATTGGAGTCACCCCGTCACGGTCAAGGAACAACGGAGCGTTCGGATCGACCTCAGACACCTCTCCTTCGTGCATAGCAGCCTCGTCTGCGCCCTCCACGGGTTCAACCTGCTCCGGTTGTATCTCTTGCCGCGAGAAGCTGTCCTTGCCCTCCACAATGTAATCCCCGTCCTTCCCGAGGACAACCTTGCCCTGCTCGTCAACGAGGATGGACATGGACGTGCGGTAATAGTTAAACTTGGTGGTGTGACGTGTCTTGAGCACACACTCGCCAACGACAAAGGCGCGTTCGACTGCACGTTGGAAAACTGCCTTCAAGCCTGCCTCCTGCGCCTTGAACCGGAAGAACTTTTCTCCGGCGATGGCAATGTTCTCGTCCATTGAAAGCGCACCGTCCGGTTTGTTGGTTCCGGTAGCCTTCACCCACGGGTCCACGGAGAAGTAGTTTCTCACCGCTCTAGCTGCCATCTGGCGCGTTCCACGGCGGGCGATGGGCAGAGTGCGGTTGGACTCGGCAAAGAGGTTCCCAAGCACAAATGCACGCCATTCCACGCGGTTGTGGTAGGTGAGGTCGAAAAGCTCACGCTTTCCGAGAAATGAGCGAGCCGGATTGAGGTCGTCGTTGAAATCCTTGAACTCCGCGTTATTGCCAGCCCACCAAACGCTTCCATCCCCGCCCGATCCTGTCACGGTGCGTCCCATCGCCCGCTCTGCGGAATCCAGGTTATTGATGGCGTAGTCCACCATAAGCTTGATTTCGTCTTCCTTCATCTGGTCGGAGAGGATGGACGGGAATACGACGCACTCACGGGTGGCAACGGGGGCGTATTCCTTTTCCTCGGAGGCGACTGGTTCACCGGCGGCAGACTTGAGGTTCTTGACGAATTTAGATGA